ACCTGCGCGCGCCGGCGTACATGCTGGATCCGATCTTCTCGCATATCACGAACACCACGCCGCGCTGGGATAAGGTGAATGCCGGTTACGGCGTGCAGCCGACATGGAAGGCAGTGACGGCGATCGATGCGGGCGGGCAGTTCCCTGGGGTTTCCGAGGGTAACACGAACTCAAACGGCCAGTTCACCGAGAAGGATTACTCGGCGCCCTACGTAACGCTCGGCACCGATGATTTCGTGACCTATGAAGCCATCTCGGCCTCCGAGGGCTATGAAGACGCGCTCGGCGACGGCAAGATGTGGCAGCTGCTCCGCTTCCTCCGGATGCGTGAGCGCACCTACCTCGGCGGCTCGGCGACAACCAATGGCGCCGGAACCGCGCTGCAGTTGGGCACCACGAACACCCCGACCGGCGTGCTTTCTGCCACCAATAACGCCAAGTTTGTGACTGGCGTGCTTCCGGTGGGCTCCTACGCCGCAGCTTACGCCGTCGGCCTCAACTATCGTGCCCTGACCAACCCGACCAACACGGTCGCCGCGGGCATCACGACTCAGTACCTCCGTACCAATGCCGACGGATCGACAGACGTCATCAACGGCGGTACCGCCATCGTCTCGGCGGCCTCGAACGTGGTGGGACCGACTGTGACCGGCACGAAGACTGTCACCTTCTCCTGCACCCCGCAAGCCGGCTACTGGGGCTATGCGTGGTTTGTGCAGATCAACACGACCACCACCTTTACCCCGGCGGCTGCCTCGGCCAAGCTTTCGGGCATCACCTCGGCCAGTTACTTCAACTACTACGGCCAGACCCAGGGCACGCAGACAGCAGCGTATGCCGGCACCGGCGGCTATGCAGGGTTTGCCACCGACCTCTCGACCAACGCGCTCGACATGGACGGCCTGCTGAACATCGCAGCCAATTCGGCGTACACGGTCGGCCTGCCGACATTCACCTTCCCGGCAACGGCCTCGCAGACGGCTCTGGCCGGCGGCGCGGACCTGCACGGCGCAGGGCTCACCAATAACGGCATCGTCGGCTCGATTACGGAAGTGGATTCGGTTCTGTTTGCCATCCAGCAGGCAGCGCTGACTTCTCCGACCCGGATCTACATCTCGACTGACGTGGTTCCGACCTTCCGCTCTGCCTTCATGGTGGGCGCAACTGGCGGCACGAATCTCAACTACTTTTTCCCGAACGGCGGCCCCGAGTCGGATGGAAGCGGGATCTCGGTCAATGGTAGGATCGCGCAGTATCACAACATCTTCGGCCTGCCTGGCGGGGAGTTTGTGGACGTGATTCAACATCCCTACCTGCCCAATGGCACGATCTTCTTCGATGTCGACGCACTTCAGGAAACCTATGACAACAGCCGACTGGGCGAAACCCGCGGCGTGTTTACGCGGCGCGATGTGTACGGCATCGAGTTCGCGCAGACCTCGCGCAAGTATCCGTTCGGCGTGTTCTCTGAAGAAGTGCTGGCGGTCAAAACCCCGAATATCCTGGCCTACATCAAGGGCATTGGGCCGTATGGTCAGGCAGCGCAGTTCTAAACGGGCTAGGGACCGCGCAGCAACCGGCGCGGCGTGGTTCCTACGCCGGGCGGCCTGACAGGGCTTCCCGGCAAACCTTTTAAGCCGAGAGACGGCCGGAATGTCCCACGGCGGAGCATATCGGCCCAGGATGGGCGTCATTCACAGTGGCGCCCTTCCGACACAGAGGGCCTGATGGCAGCTGATCCGATCGATCTGACGACTGTAGCGCTCGTGAACGGCTGGCTGAATCAGACGTCAGGCACGGATGCGGCGCTAATCCAATCGGCCATTACCGCCTTTTCGCAGTTCGTGCTGACCTATACCGGGCGCACGAATCTGGCAGGCTCATCGCCCATCCCTTCCTTCAGTGAAGTTTATTCCGGCAACGGCAGCGAGATCCTTTTCGTGCGCAACTACCCGATTACGGCAGTCTCGTCGCTGGCCATCGATGGCGTTCCGATTCCTCAGTCGCCCGGCGTCAACCAGGTGGGCTGGGTCATCGATACCTCTGGTTCGCAGGCAGCGATTGCTTTGCGGGGCGGAAGTCGAAACACAGTCGCTTACAGTCAGTGGTCACCGGGCCAGTGGGGCGGCAACGGTAACGCGCCTCCACTCGGGCAACGGAATCTCGTCTTCAACGAAGGCATCATGAACGTCGAGATTTCCTACTCGGCAGGCTATGCGACCACACCTTACGATCTCCAGCAGGCTGCCACGCAGCTGGTAGCGGCAAAGTACCGTTCGCGGCAGTGGATTGAGCAGACTTCGCAGATGCAGCCGAACGTGGGCACGACGGCTTATTCGAAACTGGCCATCCCGGCAGATGTGCAGGAAGTGATCGACCGCTATCGAATGAGGTTCATTCCCTCGTGAGCTTCGTCAACCTCAATGTCGAGTACGAAGGGGCGCTGGCCAACCTCAGATCGAAGAAGCGGCTGCTCGAGGAAGCCTTGCTCGCGACCGTGCAGGATCTCGGGGCGCAACTTCTGACCCTCGTCCAGGGCAATCTCTCGGGTGCCGTCCTTCAAAGCCAAACCGGCGTGCTTCTCTCGGCGGTGGAGCAGCAGGCGGCAGCGTTCGTCGAGAGCGTCTGCCAGACCTCAGTCGGCATCGCAGATGACTCGCCTGAGTGGATTATCGGCATGACGCACGAGTACGGCGGAACCGGCTGGTACGACATCTACCCCATCAACGGAAAAGCGCTTGCGTTCATGGGGCAGGCCGGGGAAACGGTCTTTGCGCGGCATGTGAACCATCCGCCCGCGGCAGAAAGATCATGGCTGCGCTCGGCGCTTGCCGACATCGAGGCGATTGCGGTTGAAGAGATCAAGACCACGATTGCGGAGGTGATGGCGGCATGACGGAAACAGCAGAAGCGAGAGTCTTAGCGAATCGCGTACTTGATAGGGTCAACGCTGATCCTGATGATGATCTCGCGATATTGGCCCGGCAATTACTTCGTGAGGATGAGCGCACAGAGCGCATGGCGAGCCTGCTCTGCAACCTTGCCCAAATCCTCGACGTAGTTAAGCAGGAATGGGCTAAATCGTGGAGCGCATGGGATCAAGAACAGCGTGATGGGATCACATCCGAATTGAAGGCCTACTACGAGAAGAAGGTGATCGTTCGCATATGACACCTTCCGAGACCATCTTCCAAAACCTCTATTCCCTGCTCTCGCAGACTCAGCAGTTGACGAATGGCGTGCCCAACGGTAATCCAATGTTCGTTACCACAGCGCGCAGGCTGCCTCAAGTCTCACAGGTCGGCCAGGCGATCCAACCGGCGCTCTACATGCTCGAGGGCGAAGAGGACGTGGAGGAACATGCCCTTGCCTTGGCAAAGTATGAGATCCACTGTGCGGCCGTCTGCTTCTTCCGCAACACCGGAGGCCCGAACGAAGTGGTTTCAACGCAAATGAACGGCCTCAGAGACGCGGTGATTTTCCAGATGCAGCAGCGGACGCTGGATTTAGATGGCGTGACGGTCGTACCGATGGCAGGAGGACTCAAGCAGACTCTAGGGCAAGTGGTGTACCACGCGCGCATCAAGGGGCGCATTTTGAAGAACGAAGGCCTCCAAAATAATCAGGGTGCTATAGTTTTCCCGATATCCATTCTTTCGGGCATGTAGGGGCTGTGAACCCCGCCAAGTTTCGATCCGCCGAATTAACGCAAGGGAGCAACACGTATGTCCATCCTTCAAGGCTTGCAATTCGGCAGCGGAATCCTACTGGCCTCGCCTCAGTCCACTTCGGGCAATCCCGCCCCCAATCCCACGCCTTTGACGGTGGGCGTGATCCAGAATTGCAAAGTATCCTTCGGCGCCGAAATCAAGACGCTCTTCGGGCAGAATCAATGGTCTGTAGACTCGGCAGTCGGCAAGCGGACCATCAAGGGCAGCTTCGAATTTGCCCAGATGTCGAACATCCTGCTCTCGCAGTTGTTTACCGGCGATTCGGTTGCTGCGGGCATCGTCGAAGTGGCCGGCAACGGCAATGGTGAAGCGCACACGGTTCCGGCTACTGGTCCGTACACGATCCTGATTGCGCCGCCAAGTTCAGGAACATTCCTTGGCGACAAAGGCGTGACCTTTACGGCGACAGGTGTTCCACTGGAAAAGCATGCGACGCCAGCGACCGGGCAGTATTCAGTCGATGAGACGACCGGCACATATACCTTTGCAGCAGCCGACACCGGACTCGCCATCACCATCTCCTACAGCTACACGATTGCAGCGACCGGGACGACCCTGACGGCAGCCAATCACCCGATGGGCTACGGGCCGGTGCTCGGATTGAATGTCGTGTTTCCGTATGAGGCAGGCGGCGGCAACAATGCCATCGGGTTCTATTTCCCGAACGTGCGCCTCGGCAAGATCGACCTGACCACGAAACTTGACGACTACACCATGATGACGACCGATTTCGAAGCGTTCGCTGGTGCAGGCGGCGTGCCGTTCCAAAGCTTCCAGGCTTGGTAGGTTCTGGCAGTTAGTTGAAGTAGAGTCTCGATTGTTCCGCGTGGCACAATGAATCGAAGGAGAGAATCATGGAAAGAGTTCGTGCAAAATTCACCGTCAATAACCTGCTTAAAGATCAGTTCGGCAACGTCGTCGTGAAACTCTATGCCGTTTACAAGGGCGACGAATCGAGCCCTGAAAACGAGAGCTTTTCGAATTCAACTCCGTCAGGCAGCGCTGAACTGACAATCACCAACCCCGCAGCCAGTGAGTTCTTTGAGAAACTGGCAGGAAAGTATGTCTATCTCGATTTCACAGAAGCCAAGTAACACAACGAAAGAGGGGTTATTCCGCCGATGAAGCAAACCGTCAACTACGAAGGCCAAGAGTTTGAACTGGCCACGATCACAGTGGGGGCGCTTGAAAACGTCGTCCTCGACGGCAAAAAGGCAAGGGCCTTCAATATTGCGCTGGTTGCGGCGTCGCTGCTCTCAGCCGGAGATGCGGAACACGGAACGGAAGACTGGGTGCGCTCCCTCCCGGTATTCTCGCCCGAGGAAATCGATCCGCCTTTTATGGAGTTTCTTGCCGCTGCAAACAAGGTCAACGGGTTCAAGTCGAAGCCGCAGATCGTGGGGGAAAACGAGCCGGCGGCACCGGCGGCGTAGAACTCGATTACATCTTTGGGAGTTTGGCGCGATGGTACGGGATCACTCCAGACCGGGCACGGCTGATGCCTCT